TTTGGAAATACTTTCTCTTCTAACAAACGTTGGTCATGTTCAACCACACGAGACATAACTGCTAACTGTTGAGTATTAGAACTTAATCCACCAAATGCTTCTGGTGCGCCCTGCCATGCAGGAGTTACACCCCACAAAGATGAAATCCTCTCTCGTATCTCATTACGAACAGGAAGATAATCCATCTCTTGCAACGTATGGAACAAACGTACCATCTCAACTCGACCACGATTCTGGCGAGTAGAAACCGCAACCATAGGAATATAGTTGGGGTCTTGTCTCATCCTTGAAGCAATATGCTCTCTTTCACGGCGCATTGATTCTGGGTCATCGGTAAATACCATTATCATAGAGGCTGGCATATTTCGTTCCCAGAAATAACGATACAGATTCTTATCCATACCAACCAACGTCAATGCTTTATCAAGGATAGTCATTATTGGTGACCAACCATACAACTCATCAGTATAGAATTTTCTACACGCAATGATTTCAGAGTCCAATAAATAGGTTAGATTCTTCCCTTCAACAGCCATATTATTAGCTGAAGAAGAATTTGCTGTTCCACCATACCTATACATTTTATACATAGCAGGAACTAAGTCTCTGCCACAATCTGGACACTCACCATCCTCTGCATGAACCTGTTCTCTATGAATGTAACACAGCCAATGAGAATTTTTAGGTAAACCCTGAGTATCCAAATCATACTCAATCAAAGAGGGATGAATACGTCGAATTTCCGTAGGTTTAGACCGTACATCCTTTGGCCCATCTTCAATATATTCTTTAGAGATATACAACCAACCTATATCAATCGCATTCACATCAAACCAGAATTGACGCAAAACTTCTTCTAATGATTGGTCAAATATATTGGAATCAGCCATGAATTCCTCAAGCTTAATCCTTTGAGAAAAATCAGGCTCTTCAATCTCACCCTTACAAGTTGAACAAACCTGTAAGTAATCTTGAAACTCTATCTGACATGCAGCACATTTAGCTGCAAATTTAGGCTTCCATTGAATCCCTCTTCGGAAAACCTCACCAATAATATGATTGATAGGCGCACGAATCTCTTCAACTGTCATAGCAATGGTAAACAAATCTTGAACTAGATTCATTCTGTACGCCATTTGTTGACGCACCCATTGATTAACTACATGGTCTAAACCAAGAGAAGGAACCCTATATCTTTCAGGACTCCCATCAGAAGAGGCTTTCATTAAATCAACGATATTAGATAAATCGTTGAGTTTTTGTTGATACTGAAGAACGCCAGGAAGTTCTGGCAAAATTTCCGTAAGTTTCATTTAATCGCCTTATGTATCATTAGTTTCCTGATTTAATTCTGTGTTTCCACCTAACAAAAGAACGGCCTTAGTCAAATCTTCATTTAATGTACCAAGGCTAGATAGCTTTAATAATGTATCCAATTTCTTATTTGCTAGTTGAAAGGACTCTGAACCATCGGCTTCTGAAACACTAACAGTAGGAGTTTTCTCTTCTAATTGCATTTTGAGTCTATCCCGTTCCTCACAAACAGAATCGTAAGCGTCAGCAGAAATACTGAAATCTCCAGACTCTTCCATTTTCTGCATCATCCCTAGTCTCTTAGATTCATTAATTAATTCAAGAAACTCGCCTTCAGTTACTAACTTAATAGCTGGATGATTATCAGGTATATCGTCTTCTAAATCAACACCCTCTAACTCTTTATGCCAGAGGTCAACTATTCTCCATGTTCCTGAATCATCTCTAGAACAAACATACTGTTTTTCAAACTGACGCAAAGAACTTCCTATCATTGTCATCCAACTTTCCTTACCCTTAAATCTGTAATTTTATATTCTATCATACAGTCAAAAAACTAGCTACACTTAGACCACCCACACGAAATGCATGTAACACAACCCTCTAAATATGCTGTATTTGCACCACATTCTGGACAAATGTTTTTAGACCCAAATTTCCCATTGCTAGAAACAACCGTATTGTCATGATTTTCTATAAAATGGGTCTTCAATCCTAACGCAATAGCATCAGGAACAGAATGTACTTGAGTTCCCTCACTCCAAACAGGACAACAAACAATACCATTCAATTGCTGATGGATTGTCTCAGGCATAATTCCATTCCTCAAAGATAAAGAAACGAGCCGTGAAATAGCCTCTAAATAAGCTGCGTCACATTGACCTGATTTTCCTATCTGAGAAAATACCTCAAAAGGATTGCCATTATTAGAGTTCAAAGTCATAAACAGTTTCCCATGACCAGTAGTGATTCTAGAAGTTACTCCCTCTACAGATTCAGGTCTAACCAACACAGCATCACTAGAAGAAGTCCCATTATCACTCGTAGAAGAAGAAACTAAAACTTCTCGTTCCCTACTACCAGCACGATAAACCGTAATTCCCTTGCACTTCAAGTCTCCAGCCATCATATACGCATCCCAAATATCTTGCTCCGTTGCACTATTTGGGAGATTAATAGTTTTGCTTACTCCNGAATCAATATACATTTGCCACATAGCTTGAATGCGAATATGCCATTGATAATCAATATCGCTAGAGGTAACAAAAAGACTTCTTTCATGAGAGTCAGAAAGCAAATCTTTAACATCATGACCCTCAGAGATATATTTCTCTATCGAATTCCCATTATTATCAAATAAATGAGATACCCGATTCTTGAGGTCTTCGTGTATGTAATAAAGTTCTACTCCTTCAAGAGCAGCAGACATGTTATGTTTTTTAAACGCCAAATCAAATAATGGCTCAATACCAGATGAACAATTGGCAATCATGGAAATGGTTCCAGTAGGTGCAATAGACCTACGCCATGCATTACGCATGTGAGTCCATTCACCACCGTTCTTAACATTTAATGGGCTTTCATCAAAGGCAGGGAAATCACCTTTCTCTGCTCCCAAAAGACAAGATGCTTCATCCGACTCTTCAGCCAATACAGCCCCTAATCTCATAGCCCAATCAACCGACTCATCACTATCATAGGGAACATTGAGTTTTATGAGCATATCAGCAAAACCCATCACCCCTAACCCAATTTTACGAGTCTTCTTATTCATCTCAGACGTATCTTTCGTTGGATGAATGTTTACATCAATAACATTATCTAAAAAGCGAGTTGCTAATTGGATAACTTCTCTATATTGTTCCCAATCAAATTTACCGTCCACTACTAATTTAGAAATATCGATACTTCCTAAATTACAAGATTCCGACGATAGGAGAGGTTGTTCTCCACAAGGATTCGTAGCTTTAATGGTTCCTAATGCTGGTGTAGTATTGTCTTCATTTACACGGTCAAGCCAAATCATCCCAGGTTCACCATTCAACCACGCCCCATGAATGATTTTAGCGAATAGTTCTCTCGCCCGAATCAATTTCCCTTCAATTCGACCACACGTATCCCAATCCATAGCCTGACCCATTCCATGTTCAGCATCTTCCTTTACAGGATGACGTTCACGACAAATAGGCCAAGTCAAATGCAAATATTCATCTTCTTTAACGGCATCCATAAAATTCTTATCAACACCAACAGATATATTGAAGTTATGAATTTTGCCTTCAGTAGTTTTACAACTAATAAATTCTTCAATATCAGGGGAATAAACTTCTAGTACCCCCATATGTGCGCCATCTCTTTTACCGCCCTGAGTTATCATTGTTCCAACTTCAGAAAGCATACGTAAAACAGCCACAGGGCCACATGCTTTACCATGAGTTGTAGTTATAGGAAAACCTTTAGGTCGAATATCGGAAAGAGAAAAACCTATACCACCACCGTATTTTTCTATCATGGCAGCATCATATGCTGTTTGCATAATGCTACTCATACTGTCATCAAGATTCTGAACATAACAGGCAGAGCCTGTTCCAGCCCCTGTTCCCATGTTCATCAAAACTGGAGAATTTGGTACAAAAATAAGAGGCATCAATAGTTCATCTTTATATCGAGTACCCCAATATTCAGAATCCGCTTCGGCCTTAGAAACGGCAAACGCTACTCGTGTAAATAATTCATCAGGGGTATTTTCCTTTAAAGAGCCATCTTCATTCTTTAAGAAATAACGGCTCCGTAAAATCTGCATCCCATTAGCAGTCACAGGGGATTCGTAAGATAATACCAAATTCTCCATTGTATAAACCTCAAAATATAATAGTAGTGGTACAGATTAGCCGAAGGGGAAATTCGTCATCTCTTTATCGGATGCACTAGAATTTGAACTAGTAGGTAACGAAAGAGAGCCAGCATAACATGCTAAACATAACGAATTCGCTGATATCCAAGCATTTTTACTACCGCAATCAGGGCATGTTTCTTCATTTTCCTCATCATTATACTCGCCATCAAACATAGGTTCAATAGATTTATCAGTTGGTTTTGGGGTAAAGTCATTCATATCCCCAATTAGAGTTGTAGAAGACGTTTCTTGCTCATAACAGGCTAGTAATGCCATTGCTACGGAAAAGAAAGAGTCACCGTGACCCAAAGGTGTTTCAGGGGCTTTCAAATCATTGTTCACACACGTTATCTGAGAACGCTGTCTTTCATCAGATATTAATTGCAACCTACCAGAATTCACATACTCTTCAAAAACTTGAGCCATTCGACGCTTCTGTTTTAAAGTAAACGTCAATGGATTCCATATAGCCTCTAAACCCCTCTCTTCAAACTCACCTCTAGAATTATCAACGTAAGCCCTATCCAAATCAAAATTTTCAGCAACTAAATTTAAATGAGCAATTTGGTCTGTATAGTCCCAATTATCTAAAAATGATTGATGTATTTGAGTAATAATCCTATCTTTAATTTTAAAAATGGCTAGATGTGAGGGGTGGCGTTTCTTACCTACATCAAATCCAGCAAATACAAAATCAGCTTCTATCTCATGTCTTTTATATGGGTCTAATGATTCAAGTTTATCATTCTCACAATTACCTATATCTTCATCATTCAAATAACTTTCTGTACTTAAATATGGGGTCAACATCATCTCAGACGCAAATGATTTTGGGCGAATCTGTTTTTGATGCAATAACTCAGCTTCTGTATACAGTTCTGGCATTAGAACTTTCCTGCCAGGAATAGGGTCTAATGCTGGAAGAACTCTTGAGATAAAACGTTCATCCCCCTGTAATTTAAAGAGTAGGTCACCAGGCAACATTGGAGTACCTAGCACAATCACTGGAACCCCTCTATTAGGTATATAAAGAGTTTCTGTATAAAACCATTCTTCAATCTTAGAGAGGCTAGAAATATTCAATGGGTTTTCAGGGTCACGCATAAGGTCATCACAAATCAATGCGCCATTCAAATGCATACCCCGTTTAAATGAAAAAAGACCGCCATGCATGACTTCAGAACGTGACCCATTAACCATATACCTAAATGAATAATCAGCATTAGGTGAACGGTCAGTCATCCATTCCATCAATTGTGAATTCCCACGTATATGGCGATTCATTTCTGAAATGTGATAACGAGACATTCCATCACTATAGGATAGATAAAGAATGGACATGTCCGATGGAGAATTTAAAATACGCCAGACACAAAAAGCGTACCCCAAGATGGTCGATTTCATATGACCTCTAGGAAGTACGCCAACGTAATGTTTACCTTCCGCTAATGCTCTATCTACATCATCACATATAACGCCAACATGCCACGCATTGAAATAATTTTTATGTTCGTAACCTTGGCTCCAAATATCCCGTGTGAATTCCCAAAACGTACCTGTATTAACTGATTGTCTATTGTCGAGAGTGTCTATTGCCTCTTGCAACCCATCTTCAAAGGTAACCAATTTTTCAGTTTTTTTCTTATAAGTTCTAGGCATAGAACACTCTCAAAAAATTATGTATCTTTATACTTTACTAACAATTTTCTAAAGTCTCCAGCTAGGTTCTTCAATACAGCTTCATCAGTAACATGATTAAGAATGATAGACATACATTCTTGAACAAATTCTAAATTGATTAACCCACCCCTAACCTTGCGCTCTCCCTGAATCCCTATATCCATTGCTCTAGTAGCTTCCATAGCATCACCAAATTGCAATGTCTCTAGAGCTTCCCGACCTTTATCAGAAAGATATTTGTAGCTGTCCAATTGTCTCTTCTGGTCAGCTACTATTTCATCTTCATCCATCTCAGCCAATTTTTGAACAACAACAATTTGTTGCTTGGCTTTAATGTCTTCCCAATCGTACTTTC